CCCCTTGGTAGCTAACCCCTACCAAGGAGAGACCCCGTGTCCAACCAAGTCCCTATTCAGACAATCGTCGCCAAAAAAGTATTGGCGCGTCTGCAAAACAAACTTCCTATGACCGCCAACGTGAATAAAGACTTCCAAACGGAATTGTCTGATTCGCAAAAACGCGCTGGTGGTATTATCAACATTAACAAGCCGCCATTGTTTAACGTCCGTACTGGCGAGATTATGGAAGTGCAGTCGACCATTATCCCGGCTGTAAGCACCAACCTAAACATGTTTGGGGTTGACGTGTCTGCTAGCCAACTTGACCTGCAAATTTCTTATGATGCAGTGCAAAACGGCATGATCGATGGCGTTCTCGATGGTGCGGCCTCTGCTTTGGCTGCTAAAATCGAAGCTGACGGTTTTGCTTTGGCTTTGAAAGTGGCAAACGTGGTTGGGACCCCCGGCACTGAAATCACTGACCCTAGCGTTCTTGCCACGGCGGGTGCGTTGATTACCTCGAACGGCGGCATGATTGGCGGACGCAACCGGATTGGTTTGCTTAACAGCTTCCAAAACGCAAGCTTTGCCACTGGCGTGAAAAACTACTTCAACCCAGTAAACACCGTAAGCGACGCTTTTGCCGATGGTATTTTGGGTAATGGTTATGGGTTCGAGCTTTATGATGAGCCTGTAGCTGGCACGTTTACTTCTGGTGTGTACGGCGGTACGCCACTGACCAACGGTGTGTTGGTTGCTGGCAACACCATTGTCACTGATGGCTGGACTGCTACCACGACCACGCTAAACGTAGGCGACACATTCACGATTGCTGGCTGCTTTAACCGTAACCCGCAAACTGGCTTGTCCACTGGCCGTCTAAAGAACTTCGTTGTAGCCACCAAAACAACTACGGACGGTTCTGGTAACTCCACGATCACCATTGGTGAAGACGGGATTATCCTGACGGGTCCACGTCAAAACGTCATCAACGCAAGCGGCGGGAACACTTTTGCTGATAACTCACCAATCACCGTCACTTCTGGTGCTTCAAACACCACGTCGCGTCAATCGTTGGTGTACCATAAAAATGCGTTTACCTTTGCCATGGTGCCGCTTGCTAAAGTTCCAAACGGCATGGGTGTTATGAACACGGTTGTAAGCGACAAAATGAGTGGCTTGTCCATTTCCATGAAAGAAGGCTACGACATCACCAATAACCAGCGTGTTGTTCGTTTTGACGTGCTTTACGCATGGCTTGAAACATACCCACAAATTGCCGCTCGAATCCTCGGTTAACCACATCTCATAGGAGTAATTATCATGGCCGTAGCCACATCCACTACCAAAGTTTCTTTACTGCAAAATGCCAATAATATCCAACCTAATGCCATTCGGCAAACTTTCAACATTAGCACTATTGCTGCTGCTGGGACTACGCAAGCAACTGGGACTGCTATTGGGAATGAACAGCCATTTGTTCTCATTAGCAACAACACCGCCGCAAACGGCGTTGTGTTGCCAGTTGCTGCTTATATTGGGCAAGAAATCACTATCTTCCCGCAGTTGGTAACAGCCGCACCGCTGGTATATCCTCCTGTTGGCGGAACGGTAAACAACGGCACAGTAAACGCAGGCGTTGCTACTCCGGCGCGTAAGGCCGCAAAGTTCATTTGCGTTGACCGCGCTGGGCTAACTTGGGTTTCCTGTGGATTGTAATCATGGGACGCAGACCAAAAGATTACGTTCCTAAAGAAAAAGAAATCGCTGAGGTTTTAGAAACGGAGGTGGTGGCAACAACCGCCATCTCCGAGAAAGAATACCAGCGGCGCATTAAACTTGACGTGAGCAACCCGCTTTACATCAACCCATCTTACGACAGGTAAAACATGGCTTACACAGCCCTCAACCTGATAACCGACGTGTTACTGGATATGGGCGTTATAGCCGATCAAGAGACCCCTACTGCTTCCCAAAGCGTGGGGGCTTTGACCAAGCTAAACGACCTTATCGAGTCATGGAATCTCGACCCGCAAAAGCTGTACGGGGCAACTCAGTACATTTTGCCTTTTGTGGCTGATCAAGCGACATACACAATAGGGCCAGGCGGGAATCTAAATATTGGCCGTCCTGACGGAATCTATGCCGCATTTGTGCGTAACACCACGGCAACGCCATCACAGCAGCAAGACATTCCCATTACCATTCTTACTGACCAGCAATGGGCGGACATTCCCGTTAAGGGTATGCAGGGTACGTTTCCATTCGCCATCTGGTTCAACATGACCTATCCCCTGATTACGGCCTATGTGACCCCGATTCCAACGGGTTCTAACTACAGTTTGGTGTTTTGGGATGGAAACGCCAATGCGACTCTTGCGTTGAACACAGTGCTTGATCTCCCGCCCGGCTACAAACGCGCTATGAAATACGCTTTGTTTATCGAATTGGCGGCTGGGTATCAGATTCAAGTCCCCGCAAGCATTCAAAGCCTCGCCATTTCATCAAAAATGTCCATTGACCGTCAAAACGCTGTTATCAACACCTTGGAGACAAGCAGCACGACCCGTTACGACATCCTCACCAACACCGTAAGGGATTTGTGAAATGGACGCGGGAGTTGTCGGCGGGTCTTCTCAGCAAACCTCGCTGCCGTTTAATGCCGAACGTACGATCAACATGTACGCCGTCCTTGACCAACAGGGTAAAAAGCCAGCTTCATTGTGCGCACGGCCTGGGAATACATTGTTCGCCACATTAGGCTCTGGGCCTGGGCGCGGTGGGTTTGTGGCAACTAATGGGCGAGCCTTCGTAGTGTCTGGCTCTCAGTTGTACGAATTGCTTGCCTCTGGCACAGGTACAGTCCTCGGTAGTCTCCTGACCAGCTCAGGGGATGTGACAATAGATGAAAACGGCGTGCAGCTAGCTATCTGTGACGGCAGGGATTTATATATCCTAACGTATGCAACCAATGCGTTTTCGCGGGTGGTTAATCCAAACCTGCCCAGCGCGGCCAGTGTTTGCTTTCTTGATGGGTATTTCATCGTTAACCGTTCATTAACAAGCGGGATATTTCAGATTTCTGCCCCGTACGACGGTTTTACTTGGGCGGCCTTAGATTTCGCCACGGCTGAATCATCGCCTGATAGTTTGCTGCGCGTGGCGGTTATTTTTGGGCAGTTATGGTTATTCGGCGACATTTCCGTCGAGCCTTGGAACAACACAGGTGGGTCATCGTTCCCTTTCCAGCGGGTTAACAGCTCATCGCAGCTTTCCGTAGGCGTGGTAGCACCGAGCACGGTTCTAGAGTTCGACAACACAGCTTTCTGGGTGGGTAAGGACAAGAACGGCTCAGGAATTGTTTACCGGGCTGATGGGTACTCTCCCCGCCGTGTTTCCACTGAAACCATTGAATTGCGCCTGCAAGCGGCACCGTCAATGGCCACGCTTAGGGCGATGTCCTATCAAGAGGCTGGACACACGTTCTACATCATCACAGGCGGCGGCATGGAAACCGCGCTTGTGTACGATGTTTCAACGAAGCTTTGGACAGAATGGGCTTACTTCAACAGCATGGGCAATTATGAGTTGCCGTTAACCAATGACCTGATAAACGCTTTTGGCAAAACGATTGCTCTTGATAGGACATCGGGCAAGGTTTATGAGCAGTCGTCGAAATATTACTCCGACAATGGCGACGAGATAGCGTGTGACAGGATTTTTACGCACATCTTTGACAACGGGAATCCTTTTATAATCAAAAATTTAACGGTTAACTTTGAAACAGGCGTGGGCAACACAACGGTGACAAATCCAAAAGCCATGCTGTATTTATCCAATGACGGTGGCCGAACGTTCTACACCTATTATGAGGCTGCTTTGGGTGCTGTCGGTAACTTCCTAACCCGCGTTGTCTGGTGGCGGCTAGGACGGCATCGGCAATGCACGTTTCGGGTGCGGATAACTGATTCCGTCAAGCGCGTGATTACAGGAGGCCAGTTCAATACATGACCGCAGCCATTGCCCCCATTGCCGATAATGTTCTTGATGAAAACGGTCAAAAGTTTCGCCCGTCTTGGATTGTGTATTTTTCCGAACTTAATCGCGGCGATGTGGGTACAACGTGGACGCCTGTTATTACCAATCTTACCGCTGTTGGCACGCCGACAATAACGGGTGTGTATTACCAGAACGGCGGCTTTACTGACTTTGCCGTTAAGATTGTTCCGGGCACAAATACAAGCTCTACGTTGGGCAGCACTACTATTGCGCTTCCGTTCAATGTCACGGCGGACACGGGGGCTTTTGTAATAACAGGCGCAACCGTCTTGCAAGGGGTAGTAAACGCAAGCGGACGTTCTGTATTTTTACCCACATGGTCACTGGTGACGGCACCTGTAACCATCACGGGCAGGGTTAAGAATTAGTTAGGGTTCAAGGCAGTTTTAATGTAAAATAGCAACGGGGTTTTTTATGCTAAAAGATAAAAAAGAAATGGAGGAAGCCGGGCGCGGTACTGATACCGT